AGCGCGTAGGTGCTGTTCGCTTCAGTGTAGCTCGTAGCCTCCTGCGACGTAATCAGGATTTTATTCGCCTCGGTGTCAAGAACGGTTAGGCCGTTGTCAAAGACCCGATCTCCAAGTGTAGCCATTATTCAGTTTCCTGTGTTGTTTGTTGTCCAGCGTTGATTTCTGGGTTGTATTCCAGTTCAGCAATAGCCATAAGATCGCTGATAACCTCTGGGTGAGTACTGACATCAATGTTTGCACCGTTGAGATTACGAAGGAATGCAGCAATCTCACGAAGGTCATGCGGAGCAACATCACCAGCTTGAATCGTGGGCATCACATCATAGGGCAGACCGTTCAACTCCCACAGACGTTCAATCAACTGCTTGTTGAGAACATCCACAATGGCTTGAATATAACTTTCAAGCGCACGGAGGAACAGGTCTGTCTTCGACTTGGAGAGGGCGTAGGAGCCACCGGCCTGCGATCCAAGAAGAAGAAACTCAGAGAGTACGGAACGTGCAATATCATGTTGATAGCGACGAATGATGGGGTCAATATCAACATTACGATTACCGTTAGACGTAATAAGTTCAATGTCTACAAGACGAGTACCTACACCACCAGTGGGATTCCCTTCACTATCCAGATAAAGATCAGAGGGAAGAAGAGCATAACCCTGTTCATTGAGTTTCAGATCACGAAGAATCTGCTCAAAGGATGTACGAATAGCAGCTTGGTCTGCGGTAGCATCAGGAGAAAGATACTCAGAGGGGATACGTCCCACAGGAATACCGTGCATCTCTCTTTCTACTGCAATAGCCTCAATGGATTGGAGGTTAGAGAGATAGGTGTAGGAGGTGTAAGCATTACGAAGAACAGAACGTCCCGAGGGATCGTTGTTAATCGACGTAGTTCTGTAGTACAAAGACTTCGTGACAGGGATGAAGTTGGTACCATAGTAGCTGGAAGTGTCTTGGTAAAGTCCCAAGATGTCCCCAGACTTTTGGTCTACTTCAAACTTGTTGACTGTCCAAGGTGCCCTTGGAGCAATCTTACGAATACCAATCAAACCGTCTGTATATTTAGAACGCTTCTTAGGATCAAGAACCCTCGGGCCTACACGACGCTTATAGACTACCTCAAACCAAGCAAATCCATAGGTAAGATAACTAAGGGCTTCTGCTACGTGATCGTCAAGGGTATGATCCATATCATCAAGGACAGTCTCAACCCAAGCGGCCCACTTCTTTGCTTCTTCCGAATCATCAGCAGGTTTAATCTTCATATCTACATCACGAAGAACCTGCTCAAAAGAGTACATGATAGCGCCAATAGTGGCGTCGTTGTCTCTCATCTCACGGTATTTCTTGATAGCCCTTTTGCCACGAAGCTCGGGAATAAACTCATCAGACCTAATTTGCCCATTAAGGGTATTACTACCGGCTACACCAAGAATTTTCTTGGACTCGGTTTCTGAGAGTCTCTGTGCCATTATCTCAAGCCTTGTGCGTTGCTATAAGCCAGTCTTAGGGTAGGTCTGGCGTACCCGTTGAGTGAGAGGTCTGTTATTGCCCAGACTAGGGCGTCCAATCTATCTGGGGAACCAATCGACCCAAGGGGTTCCCATTGTACCATTTGGTCTTCGAGGTCATTAAGACCCCTTACGTGTTTGACTTTGTTTTGTTCGTAGAGAGCGGATACGGGTTCAGCCCTAGCCATCTTTCCGCGAGAAGCATGGACTAGACGCACGGGGAGGGTTTCATCTTCTGTGTGAAGAGTATGACGAACCATGTCTCCACCTTGGTTTCTTTCTGCTACAACCCTATCAGCAGAGTACTCATTGTAAAGACTTACAACCTTAGCTGCCCACTGTTGGGGAGTATATCGGTCTGTGTAGTCTCCCAAGACGTAAGAGATTCCATTTACATCAATCCCTGCTACAACAATGCCAGTCATATCAGATTCAGCATTTGAAGTAACCGCAGGGTCTACAGAGACTACAATACGGTTAAGATTAGGAACTTGGTCTTTCTCAATCTCACATCTTTGGAGAAGAGTGCGGTTCCAGAGAGCACCAGAAGCTTCGTCCAGGATTTCTGCGTAAAGTTCTTGTCTACCTAGTCTAGTGCCCTCGTAGGTTTGTCTGATTGCATCAAGAAAGCTAGAAGCTAGGTTAGCAGAGTTATCGTAGGTAGAGCCTGTAGAAATTACTGTCTTTTGGTTATCAAGAATAGAACGCAGAAGTTTAGTGGTTTTAGGGGTAGTGGTGACAAAGGTCTTAGGGTGTCTGCCAAGACGAAGGCCAAACTGTAGCATGTCCCAAGTTTCTTGGGCATTCCTCCAAGCGCAAAGCTCGTCGCACCATGCACTATAACCTTGAGGGCCACGAAGACGTTCAGGATCTTCTGCTGAGAAGAAGACTGCTTTAGCCCCATTCTCCCAAGTCAGGGTGTTGTTGGTAGGAGACCAAGTAGGAAAGCCCATGTTGGCTCCACGGAGGGTCTTGTCTTTTGCCCAACAAACTTTAAGGAGACCTGAGTCTCCTTCCACCATAACCCTACGAACATCACCACGGGTGGGGGCTACACAATGAACAATGCCATCGCCTTTGTAGATCCTGTGGCGAACCCATTCTGCACCTGCCCTAGTTTTACCCCAACCACGACCAGCCAAAGCAACCCAAGTATTCCAATCACCTTTGGGTTCTAGTTGCTCGGGTCTGGCCCAAAAGGACCAAGTATGTTTGAGTTCTTCTACACCAGCGGGACCAAGGAGGGTAAGGACTTCCTTTACCTCTTCGTCAGGCAGATTCCTCAGAACTTCCGCTGTTATCTTCGCTGGATTCATTTTCTTTGTCGGGTCTTTTACCAAGTAGCGCCATCAGATCATCTACAGCAGAGGAATCTTGGTCTTGGTCCCCTGCGTAATCTCCCTCAAGGACAGTATTGGTAGGAGACCAACCACCCTTGGAACGAAGGAAAAGTTCTTGGCTAGGAAAATGCCCATCTAGGGCTTGTTGTACGACTACGTTGCCTACTTTACCAACGATTTCCGCTCTGGCATCAGAGATGTCGTCCCCATAAAGCTTGTAGAAAGTGGCATGAGTTCTTGGTGCATTTTGATAACGCACGTTTACTGTGGCCACAATATCCTTGATAGACACACCATCTTTAACCGCCTTCTTGACGTAGTTGGCAATGTCTTTATTATAGGGGATTTTCTCGTACTTAGGCATAGCTTATGGACTATTTTCTAAAAATATAGTGTAGAAGTGATATTAGATTAGATCCGCGTCTCTCTCTAAACAACAACAACTGTGGGGAGGTTCGATCTTATCTGTCTCTCTTCTTAGGGGGCTATATAGGAAGAATTTCCTAAATGTCAAGGGGTAATTAGAAATTTATTTTACTATTTCGAGTTTTTCTGGAATAATATCCTCCAAAAAGTCCAAAAGGCAGTCTTTTTGTGTTGTGTTTATATAAACTCTGGCCCTTTTCTTGTAGAAAACTACACAATGCCAGTTAAGTTCTACTTCCCCAGTCTCTGGGCTTCCTACATAGACTTTTTTAAAGACGATCTTCATTGCATGTAAAAAAAGGGGGATTACTCCCCCTCCCTCCCTGTAACATCATTGGGTGTGTACCAGATGCAGTCATTGCTAAAGTCTGCTACAGCTATTGGCGCATTCTCTGGATCGTGGCTCCACCAGATACGAGCGCCTTTCCGATCTTCTTCGCTGAGGAACCTGTAACAGTCTTTCCTAACGCAATCAGAAAGACAGAAGGTCTTGTCTTTGTAGCAGATCATGTTTTTTCTCCGTATGATTATTGTTAAGCCAGAGGCCCATTGTTCTCACCGTAGTTTCCGTACTCATCAAAGCCTTTGTCAGGTGAAGGTTGATTTGCTTTCTTTTCTTGAGTGAAAGCTTTTGTACTTTCTACAGATCCTGTTTGATTTGCTTGGTCATCCTCAAGCATCTTGTGGATCATATCACCAAGCATGTTGAACACAAACTCAGGTGACTTCTCTAGCATACCACAATACAACAGTAGCTTAAGTCCCACCTCTCCACATATCCGAGACATCTCGTCCGTCATGTCGAAAGTGTAGGTGGCACCACCATCTTCATGTTCTACTACATTTACTACTTCAATTAGGGATTTGTCATCATACTTCATAGTCTTTTACTCCGTGTTTGTCGATGTCGTGTAGCATAAGCATAAGTGCCTTTTTAACGTCTTCAATGCTATCACCAGTTACATTTACGGGGTTTTCTGTCCAGCCATCCCCCTCATCCATCTCG